CCATTCGCGGATGGCGCGGCATATGAGATGCAGTTCGTTTTGACTGAGGAGCAGGCAAAGGAATTGCACCAGATCTGCATGCAGGCATATTCAAATGCTGCGGCGATGGATCAAAAGCGCAAGTGGCCTGAGAAGCCAACAAACTTGCCATACAAGCGCAATGACGATGGCACAATCGTCGGCAAGGCAAAGCTGAAAGGCGCATATGGCGATGACAAGACACAGCCACCAAAGCAGGTTGACGCCCAGCGCAATAAGCTGCCGGCAGACTTTGAGCTGACCACGGGCAGCAAGGTGAACGTCGCAGTGGTTGTCGTGCCGTATAACTCAGGCTCAATCAATGGCATTTCGCTGCGCCTACGCGCCGTGCAGGTGCTAGAGCTGGCGGAATACGAAGGGGCTGACGATCCATTCTCATCAGTTGATGGTGGGTTCGTTGCCGGATCTGCGCCAGCACAGGGTGATCCATTTGGTCTGCCACCGGTTCAGGCAGCGCCAAGCCCAGCGCCAGTCGCTGCGGCAACACTGGATGATGAAATCCCATTCTAAATAAAAAGGGGACGCCGGCGGGAGAAACCGGCGTCCCCAGTTTGAGGAGGACACTCCATAAATGAACCAAAAAGGAGCAAGAACATGATAGCCAAAAACATGTCAGATAACAAGTACCCGACAGCACACTGGTCAGAATATGCGGATCGCATTATAAACGCGCTAGACCTGAAGAAAACCGCGCACGACGAATACCATGGGCCATGCCCAAACTGCGCAGGCGTTGACCGTTTCTGGATCAAGCAGTTTAGCGGTGAGGTTGTGGTCAACTGCCGCAAGTGCAATGACTTTGGCGCGATCAAGGATAAACTCAAAGACCAAGGATTGTGGCCTGCAATGAAAACCGAATATAACCTATCACGCCCGGATGTCTCACTGCGGGACATCGAGTGGCCGAGCGAAGCGGAGGCCAGCGATGTGACGCACCCATACTTGCAACGCAAAAAGATTAAATTGCATAACGCCAAGATTGACGGGCCTGACCTGAGTGTCCCGATCATTGACCCGACAGGCCGACGCGTTGGCATGCAATACATTGACGAAAACGGCGGAAAGAAATTCACATACCAAATGCCGGTCGTGGGTAATTTTTCGGTTATCGGCGGGCCAATAAAAGATTTTGCATATATTGCCGAGGGCTGGGCAACTGCGGCAAGCGTATATGAGGCAACGGGCAAGCCCGCGGTATTCGCGCTAAACGCCGGCAATATTCCAGCCGTCTGCGAGGCATTGCAAAAGGCAAAGCCAAGCGCCGAGCTGATCATCGCCGCAGACAATGACGATGCCGGCAAGAAGGCATGCGAGAAAGCATTTGAGCTGTACGGCGTCGAACACATCATGCCTGAGCATGAGGGCAACGACTGGAACGACGTCTGGATCGCCAGAGGGCCGGAGGCAACGCGCAAGCTACTGTCGCCATACAATGTGATGGACGAAGTGTTTTTCCCGGGCGACGCAATCGCGCAGCTGCAAAACAATTACCTGATTAAGGGCTGGCTAGGGCAGGGCCAGATGTCTGTCCTATACGGCGGATCAAACGGCGGCAAATCATTCTGCATGCTGGACATGGCATATCATGTCGCGGCAAATAAACCATGGAACGGCCACAAGGTTGAGGGTGGGCCTGTCTTATATCTTGCCACAGAGGGCGGCATGGCATTCCACAACCGCGTCGTGGCGCTGCGCAATAAGTACCCTGAGCATGGCGACAGCATCCCGCTGGCGGTGCGTCCAAGCCCGGTCAACTTGCTTGACCCAGAGGCTGATCTAGGCAAGATCGTCAAGCTGTGCGATGCGATCACGAAACGCTATGGCCCGATCAAGCTGATCGTCGTTGATACATTATCGCGCTCGATGGCCGGCGGTAATGAAAATGCGCCAGAGGACATGACGAAGCTGATCGGGAATTGCGACGCGCTGCGTGGCATGACGGGTGCGCATGTGAATATCGTGCATCACTCCGGCAAGGATAAGGCTGCGGGTGCGCGTGGTCACAGCTCATTGCGTGCCGCGACAGACACAGAGATTGAGCTTGAGCATGATGAGGAAAGCGGTATCCGCACCGCCACAGCAACAAAGCAGCGTGACATGGAGACAGGCGCGCAGTTTCCCTTTGTGCTGACTGTGGAGGATCTGGGTGTTGATCAGGATGGCGACAGCGTGACAACATGTACTGTCAGCAAGGCATCAGACAGCGACTTAGAGGAGGCTCAGCGTCCTAAGATTAGCGGAAAGAACCAGCGGGTCATACAGAAGGCATTTGACCAGTTGCGTGGGGAGGGCGTTGGCGCACCTAATCCGGCTGGTGTGGGGTGGCCGGAGCCAAGGCAGTTCTGGGTGATTGACGTTGAGACAGTCAGGGAGCATTTCGAGGGCAAGATGACGGGCGTGGCTAATCCAAGGTCAGCTTGGAAACAGGCTTTGGAAAAGCTGGAGGACAATGGGCATGTGTGCATCAATGATGGATTTATGTGGTTCACAAGCCGGGCTGGTAAGGTGCGAAATGACACATGATTTTGGGTTAAGTTATTGTTTTGCAATGGTTAATCGGGGTTTTCATATTTTGGCTGAATTTTGGGGTGCCGAGATGGGTCAAAATGGGCTTGTGTATGAAAAATGTATGAAAATTATGTTATTGTTTTTATTGGGAAAATCGGAAGATTTATACGGCAGCGGTGTGAAATGTACTAAAATTCATACGGGTGCCTGCGGGTGTATGAATGTATGAATATATCTTAAGATATTCATACAGTCATACGCCGTCACGCAGAGGGAAAGATATGGATAAGAAAGTTTGGGAAAGATGTTTAGCTTTGGAGGCAGAAGGTAGGGCGAGGATATTTCCTGCTGGTCATCATGAGGTGAGGCTGTGCCGGACGTTTGAGGAAAAGCTGATGTCGATTGTTGATCTGGAGGTGCTAGAGGGATTTGCGAATAGGCGGCGTGTGCTGGGTGTGGATCTGCCCAAGTGGACGCAGGACGAGGTTGATGCGATTAAGCATCGCAAGGCAGAATTGGAGGCTGCGAGTGGAAGACGTAAGAAAAGATGATAAGCTGGCTTGGTGCGAGCATGGCCGGATGCTGGAGGATGAGTTTGTGCTGCGCCAGCGGTTCGACGATGTCCTGATTGGGATTAACCCGGACAAGGATGACAATCCATTCACATACGACATGCGGATTGACATGCCGTGCGATTTGAAAAGCGCAAAGACGCCTTGGAGAAAATCGCAGGAGATGTTTGGGATTAATCCGAGGTATGCCGTGAGCATCAATCAAAAGGATCTGCGGCGTTACGCGCGGCTGTATCCAAACATCGTGATATTGTTCGATGTGGATTACCCGGAATACAAGGCAACGCATTGGGCAACGCTGGACATGATGCGCATGATGCGCGAGGGTGGTGACATGGCGCTGCATCAGTATGGCGCGAGGATTGACGATACGCAGGGAAATGCAAAGGCAAGCTATGTGTTCGACGTGACGCTGCTGCCGAGATTGAGAGGGCAAGATGAAAAAGCATGAAGTGTTAGAGGAGGCTGGGCGATTGATTAGCGAAGATCGGCAATTGCAGTACGGCAAGGCAACCGACAACTTTGGCAGGATCGCCGAGATGTGGTCGGCATATGCTGGGGTAAACTTTACCAAGGCAGATGTCGCGGCAATGATGGCGCTGATGAAACTTGCGAGGCTTGCCAATCAACATAAGGATGACAGTTGGATCGACTTGGCGGGCTATGCTGCGCTTGGTGCCGAGCTGGCGGAGGAAGATGATGTCTGAGAAGCAATACATCAAGCTGAACGTTATGGTGCCGTTTGAGGAGGGCGAGGAGGCTGACGTGGAGATCGAGGCGCTGCACGATTACATTCAGGATCGGCTTGATTGGGGTGCAGATCCAATCAGGATCGTACAGAGCTTGTCAGAGGCGTTAGCGGTGCTTTGCATAGGTGATGACGAGGAAAGCGGAACGCTGCACTGAGCGAGGCTGTGTGTGGCTGTGAGGGATCATTGCGCGCTGTGACAGACACGCCGATGCTCAGGCGCGCGTGCGCGTAGCATAAGTCCAGTTTGAAGGCAAGTATAAGTCCAGTTGCATTGCAGGGTGACACAAGATGTAGTGCCAGTGCGTTACATAATACGCTGTAAAATACTAAGTCATTGATAGTATTACATAATAAATTTAACATAATTGACATTATACGCGCAATGCGCAGATCTGGTAGGTGAAATCGCGCTAGACCCCCCCCGCACCGGGCGCGACACGGGGGGAGTGTGTGTAGAAAAACGCACACACGCGATACCCCCGCAAATCACACGCATGACCCCCCCCCCCCCGCCCCCCCCGCTTTATCACCCCCCCCCC